TTCTTGCAGCTTCGTACCCTACGGCTGTGCAGAATTGTGCAGTATTTTGAAATAAGGCTTGATAACCAATAGCAACACTACCATCTCTGTCAATATTACTTTCAAGAGCTTCAGTACCAATAGCAACGTTATAATCTCCAGTTGTATTGTTTTCTAAAGATTGATAACCAATGGCAATGTTATGACTACCTTCTGTGTTTGCTTCTAAAGCTTCTTTTCCAACAGCACTGTTAAAAGAGCCTGTTGTATTTGCTTCTAAAGCTTCCATTCCAACAGCAACAAGACTAGTTCCAGTTGTATTTCCTGTTAAGGCAGCCTTACCAACAGCAGTATTATTTGATCCTGTGTTGTTGGTTAATGCAGCCTGGCCGATAGCGGTATTATTACCTCCTGTACTATTGCTATATAAAGCTGTACGACCAACTGCTGTATTACTTCCTCCAGTTGTGTTGGAAAGAGCAGCACCAGCACCAAAAGCAGTATTACCATCTGCTGTTGTATTGTTTTTTAAAGCCTCTTCGCCCATAGCTACGTTATAAGCACCACTGGTATTTGAGCTTAGTGCTAAATATCCAAGTGCATTATTACGATGGCCTGTCGTGTTGTTAAGCATCGTGGCACGACCAATAGCAGTATTTCTAAGTCCAGTTGTGTTACTTTGTAGAGGAGAAGTTCCTACCGCAGTATTATCCGACCCAGTTGTGTTTGCTGTTAAAGCATTAAAACCAAGTGCAACATTATAGTTTGCAGTTGTATTAGCATCTAAGGCATTACTTCCTACTGCTGTGTTACTTATTCCAGTTGTGTTTGATAGTAGTGAGTTGTAACCTACAGCAGTATTATTATTTGCGGTTGTGTTATTTTTTAAGGAGTAAGTTCCAACAGCTACATTAGAATCTGCGGTAGTATTGGCTTGTAAAGAATGGTGGCCTATACCTACATTATATTCACCAGTTGTATTATTTAATAAGGAATCTTTACCTAGTGCAGAGTTATTAGTGCCAGTTGTGTTGAGTTTTAAAGAATCCTTACCAACCGCAGTACAGTTATCTCCAGTTGTGTTAGCACCTAACGCATCTTTACCAACTGCTGTGTTGGCACTAGCTGTAGTATTAGCATCTAAAGCACCCCTACCTATGGCAGTATTTTCGATTCCAGTTGTGTTCGCCTGAAGTGAACTAAGACCTACAGCCGTATTACTTCCACCAGTAGTGTTTGCTCGTAATGCTTCTCCTCCAATAGCTGTATTACTTGTCCCAGTTGTACACAAATGTAAGGCAGTATGTCCAACAGCAGTGTTCCATGTATCTGAGCTAGTAGTATTATTAAATGTAGCAAGTGCGTTATAGCCTACAGCTACATTTTTCTTTCCTGTTGTGTTAGTTACTAAAGCTTGGTAGCCAACACCTGTATTATCTGACCCAGAGGTGTTATTTCTAACAGCGTTCCAACCAAGCCCAGTATTATTATTTGCTGTGTTCTCTCTTAAAGTATTAACTCCAAGTGCTGTGTTAAAATTTCCAGTTTGATTTACTTGTAAAGCTCCAGCACCAACAGCAGTATTTTGACTGCCTGTTGTGTTTGACAGTAAGGCAAAATAACCTAGAGCAGTGTTGTTACTTGCTGTTGTGTTTTGATTTAGAGCTTTACGTCCTACAGCAGTATTACTAGCACCAGTTGTATTAGATATTAAAGATGACCTTCCGAGAGCAGTGTTATCACTTGCAGTTGTGTTAGCTGCAAGTGCTGAATCTCCAATACCTGTATTACTTGTTCCAGTTGTATTTACTTTTAAAGCATCTCTACCAAGTGCAGTATTAGACGCTCCTGTTGTATTAGCACCTAAAGAACTTTTACCGACTGCTGTATTATTATTAGCAGAAGTATTAGCGTCTAAAGCAAAGGTACCTACAGCTACGTTATCAGTTCCAGTTGTGTTAGCTGTTAAAGCTGATGTTCCAACAGCAGTGTTACTACTTGCTGTTGTATTTGCTCCTAATGCAGCCCTACCAAGTGCTACGTTATTATTACCAGTAGTATTAACATCTAAAGTTTTGTGACCAATAGCTGTGTTTTGATACCCAGTTGTGTTTAATGTGAGTGCATCATATCCAACTGCTGTGTTACTACTAGCAGTAGTATTTGCATCTAAGGCATTAGCACCAACGGCTACGTTTTGGTGGCCAGTTGTGTTTGCTGTTAACGCTATGAAACCAAAGGCTGTGTTGTTACTTGCAGTCGTATTTTGACCCAAAGCTCCTACTCCTGCTGCTGTATTATTTCCACCTGTTGTATTAGCGTCCATTGCTTGGTAACCAAGAGCTACATTGTTAGAACCAGATGTATTTTCTTTTAAACATTGAGAACCAACTGCTGTATTCTGACTAGCTGTATTATCTTGCAGAGCAGTACTACCTACAGCAACACATTCTGCTCCTCCAGCCCCTAATTGCATTGCATTATGTCCCAAAGCAGTATTGGAGTTTGTTGTAGTAACAGCACTTAAAGAGCCAAGTCCCAACGCTACGTTACCAGCACCAGTTGTTATTGCATCGCCAGATTCAGCACCAACACAGGTGTTTGAAGCACCAGAAGTTAAAGATGTTAAAGAGCTTTTACCAATAGCTACGTTATTTGCACCAGAAACAGAAGCATCTAAAGCACTTTCTCCAAGAACAGTGTTACCAGCAACAGAGTTTGCACCTTTACCAACAGTAACTTCATTTATGGTTGCGTCACCATCAACATCTAACTTTGTACTGGGATTTGTTTTGCCTATACCTACGTTATTAGAACTATCAATTACTAAACCTATGCCAGTTCCATCAGCAGCTAACCCAATAAAATCACTAGCACCAGCCCTAAATTGACAACCAACATTACCAGTAGTTGGACTATTGGCTAAAATAAGATTTAAAGTTCTATTACCACTGGTAAAAGTCGTATTGCCTGTAACCGACACTCCAGTTGAAGTTGTCTCAAAACGCTTTTCATTGTCATAATAAATTTCTACGGCTGCATTTGGAAGAAATTTTGCCATAGTTTCATTACCAGTGCGATTTTGCAAGGTAATTCCAGAAGTCGCATGACCTGTTTTTAGAAACAATGCACCTGTTATGTTGTCTACTACACCATGTGCTCCAGTATGATATAACACCAAATCTTGGTCAGTACCTAGCTGTAGGTTCTTATTATCAGGTAATGCAATATGCTCACTACTTGTCCAGCTATCAGTTGCATCTAACCATTGGAACGTTTTATCTGTAGCACCCTTTAATGTAATACCACCACCATCAGCAGTTGAATTAGTAGGAGTTGATACCTTGCCTAATTCAATATTTTTATCTTCAACTGTAAGCGTAGTCGTATCAATCGTTGTGGTCGTCCCAGAAACGGTCATGTTTCCATTTACTGTTAGGTCAGCATCAACGTCTAAATTGCCATAAACATTTACAGTTCCATTAGAAAGTACAGCAAGTCTATTAGCATTACTATTTGTTCTATCTTGTATTGAAAATACACCAGCATTATTTCTTATTCTATAATCAGGATTGTTAGGACTCCCACCATTATCAGTAAAATTTAAAGTAGGTGTAGTACCTTCTATATTTATTTCATTACCTGTACTTGTTATAGTTCCACTTGTAGTTATATTCTGAGAGCCAAAATCAGGACTAACTTTTGTACCTGCAATCGCTGCACTAGCGTTTATATCCGCATTTACAATCGTTCCGTCTAATATTTTTGCACTTGTTACCGCACCAGTATTAATAGCAATAGCTGTGCCATTGTTTGATACTGTTACATCACCTAAATTTCCATCAGTAAAAGTTCCCTGTGAACCTTGAGTTTTTACAGTGACAACCCTAGTCTCACCGTTTACCGTAACTGTATTTTTTGTAGTTGTAACATTAACTGAAGTCATGCTGTGTAACCTTCACTTACATATATAGTACCCTCTAAATAATATTCTTTTAACCCTGAAGGATCAGTTAATAAAACATCATATTTTAAAATATCTGGTGTAAATGTAGCTGTTTGCGTATCTGTTAATGCTATAGAAACAGAACCAGCAGCACGATCAGTATATGTTGTTGTAAAATCTGCATATTTTGTGGTGCGTGTCTCTTCCCAAACCTGTGCTTCCACAGTAAACCCTGTAAGATTTATTGCTGCATCACTTCCATCTTTGAATAACAAAGGAATACTATGATCTGATCTACGTTGTAACGTAAAGTTATATGTTCCAGGTTGGATTGCCATTTTTTAAGTTGCAATAAGGCCGAAGGTTCTTAATACAGTTAAAACACTTTCTAGTTTTGATTCTAACTCTACACAAAATTCTAACAACTCAGTTGTTGTTGCACTACCAGCATTTGCAACAGTAATTGAACCATTTGCTGTTGGTAAAGAACCCGAACTTGCTGTTGTAGTAATATTTGCAATCGCACTTTGCTGTACAACTGGTGTTGCATTAAAAAATGCTAATTTTTGGTTTGTAGCAGTTCCTATTTTTGTTCCTGTAGAGGTGCTAAAAACAAAATTAACAGCGTCAAATAATTGAACTGTAGTTGCATCAATAGATACTTGCGTTACTAACGAACCAGCGTTCATAACCCTTAAATTAAGTTGCCCATCTTCAGTAGCATCACTGGCATCAATTATTTTTGCTTGTATTGCTGCATAATTTACTTCTTGTGGTGTTGTAGCATCATTTTTGCCTTCAAAAAATATCGTTGACAACAAATCATTATCTTGCCCAGCACCACTGGCACCTCTTATTCTTGATAAAAGAATATCACCACCACTAGCAGCATCATTAGCAGTACATTGAACTTGTAAAAGCGCACCTGCCTGTGTATCTGTTATGTGTAATAGATTTTCTGGTGATGCTTCATTAATACCAACATTAGTATTTTTAACTCTTATTCTTGAAGCTAAAGTACCAGCAGCACTTGTCATAATATCTAAAACACCATCTTCAGAAGTATTTGTTGTATCTTCAATTTGCCCTACAACCGCAGCATAATCATGTGCATTGCCAGCAGCATCATTAGCCCTAAATAAAAGATTACCTAAATTATCATCAGCAGCAGGGGAAGATGAATTTCTATATAAAACAAGATCAGGTGCATTATCAGCACCAGTATCAGTATTTTCTATAATAACTTGGTCTGTTGTGTCTGTACTAAACAAATGTAATTGCGCAGCAGCAGTACCAGTTCCTAGTTTTAGACCAGTTGGTGAAAAAGATGCTATAAGTGTTTGGTTTGCTGATACACCTAAATCATTACTACCAGCCCTAAAAAAACCTGTCGTACCAGTATCACTTATAAAACTAACGCTAGGGCTTGATACTGTTCCATCAGGAATATTTTTAAGAATAGTTGTAAGTTGTATTTTTTTATTTTTATTTGCGTTTGCCGATTCACTTATGTCAATTATAGGAAAAACATCAGCAGCAACTGGTGCGGTTAACTCAGTTAGTGCTGTTACTTTCCTATCAGCCATTTATTTTTCGATAGATGCCTCTATCTTACCCTCTAATTTGCCAATCAACTCATTTAATTTTTTAAGAGATCCTTGGGTTTCTAATATTGGTTGCGTTAAATTATTTATTTGTGCTTGTTTTTCATTAATAGATGCATTTGCTTGCTCTTGAATTTGCTTTATTTCTTGCTGTAATAAAGAGACTTTTTTTAAATCTATATCTAATTGTTCTTGAAGTGATTTTACTTCTTCTTTCATTAAGTCAGTTGGGTTTGTCATGTTTTTAAAGTAATTAAATAAATTATATGTAAAACTTTATGAACCTTCAAGTGTTGATACCTTTGCAGATAATTCTTGTATTGCTTTTATAATTGGTGCAATAAATTCTGTATATCTTAAACCATATAATGCTTCCGATAAAGCATTACCATTAGAGTCAACTTCATCTTTACAAAACCCAGCAAAATCTGTCGCTGATTTGCCTATAGTTCCTAAAAGAGTTTCTATATCTTGTGCAATTAAACCATAATGAGTTCTTGTTTTAGTATTAAATTTATATGAGACAGGTGTTAATTTATTTACAAAATCAAGCCCTAAATCAGTTGCTGTAATTGTATTTTTAGTATTTTTATCAGAAGTTTGTATAGTACCATTTGTAGCTCTAACATCATCAAACCTTCTATTTGATTTTCCTAAATCATCTGCATTATCTGTAGAAGGAAAAATTGCCTCAGAATCCATTACATATCTATTGTTAGCAGCAGTATGGAAAGTCATTTCATTATTACTGTGGTCATATATAATCTGTCCAACATCTTGGTTTCCTTGATCCCCAAATTGAAGCCTACATTTTGCAGTATTTTCTCTTACTCTTAATCTTAAAATTGTTTCTGAACTTGCATTTGTTGAAAGATTATCTACTAAAAAAGTTAAAGTGTTTTGGTCTGTTGTAGCAGGTCTAGAAACATCAATTCCACTTGATTTTGTAGTCAAACGTAATTCATTATCAAAGTACATTTCTACAGCACCATCATCTTTACAGATGAGCATATTTTCTGCATGATGTCTTATAAAAAGATCGCCAGTTTGTGAATCAATAATATTACCAGTACCATCTATATGTGTTATAGATAAATCTGCGTCAGTACCAAAAGTAGCTTTTGCACTATCAGCAAAATTAAGTTCATTGTCAGATTGGTCAAAAACAATATTTGCAGAAGCACCTGTTAATGTTAAATCTCTTGCAATTGTTCCGTCTAAATTTATTAATTCTACCCATGCGTCATTTGCAGTATTGCGAATTTTTAATTTATTAGTATTTGTATCTGCCCACAACATATAAGCAACAGTAGTTGAAGGAGATGTTGAACCGCTATTATTGGACAATACCGCAGCTAAAGCATTATTTAAATCTGAACGAAAACTTGCCCCTGATTGGTTTGCTAAGTTATAATCATGTGTTGCCATAAGTTAGTTATACCAATGGATTTGAGAATTAAGCACCTTCCGCACCAAAACCATTTGCATGATATGAAAATGTACGGTCAATAGCTGCATTTGAACTATTAAAAAAGGTAATAGAAAAGCCTGTACGACTTTCACTACTAATTACATAATAGTCTCCTGTAGCCATATTACTAGCAGTAATGCCAATTTTTGGTGTTTGGTAAAAGGCTTTATTAAAAGTTATCACTTTTGGATTACTACCGCCACTTGTTGTTGAATCACTTTCAGTTCGATTTTCAAATTGTATTGTATAACCTAATTCGTCAACCAAAGGGGTTTGATCTGTATATTCAGTTTTTAAATCAGCTTTAAATTGAAATACTCTACCTGTAAACCTGCCGTTTTGTAACGGTACAAAATCACCATATGTTTGTGAATCTTCTTGCGCAAATTTATTACCATCCTCCAAGAGAATAAACTCATTATTTTCATCTAATATTTTATTGTCGCTAGGTGCATCATTACTTTTTCTAAAAGAAATTACACAGTCGGTTTCGTCTGGTAATGCACCATCAAAATCTGTCCATTCGTCAATTTTTGTAAAATGCAAGTCAATAGTATCATTTGGGTATAAACCTCTTGATACCAAGTGTCTTTTAATTTCAACCGAAAATATACCACCAAGATCAATTTTGTTTTGGAAAAAATATGTACCAGAGGTAAAAAGTTCACCACCAAAATCTATTGTTTGTAAATAACCTTGTTCAAAATCAACTTTGTCATCTATTAAATCTTTATTATCTAACACTAAAGCATCATACTGAGAAGAATGAAAAACACCAACTTTCTGACCTTGAAAAGGTGGTGTTGTTGTATCCTCTCTTATAGTTGAATGTAATAATTTTGGTAATTCATCTGGTAAATCTATAATTACACTTTTGGCATTTGCGGATTTTTTTTCATTTGTATCCTTAAATTTAATCATATATGTACCATTCATTAAAGGTAAAACAACATTATCAGTATTAGCTTGTACCTCACTTAAAAATGTGGTCTCAGGCCAGATTGCAGTTCCATCAGTTAATTGTGAATGTCTTATAATTGCAACTAATTCATTTCTATTACCTGCAAAAGATAAAGGAATCGACCATCTTACGATAACTTCATTTTTTGTTGTAGCTTGTATTGTGGGGTTCTCAGGGTCTGGTGGTAACTCAGAATCTACCAAGACTGTACCAGTTGCACTTGAAGTCGCTATTGCTGGCACAATTATATTAAGACCTGTAAATGCAGATTTTCTATCAGGTATAAAACCTACAGCAAAAACTTTAAAAGTTAATAACGCACCAACTAATAAATTATCAATTTCAAAAGTTGTTTGTGTATAGTTACTTAAAGAAACCTCGTTTTTACCATCAACATCTAATTCAATATCAAATTTTATTGCCTCTCCATTAATGCCACGGCTCCATTGGAAAAGTGCCCTGTTAACAGTGTTGTTGTTAATTTTTACAGTTGAAAAAGAAACAACAAGATCAATTGGTGGCTCTGGAATATCATCTAAAATTGAAGTTAATCTATCGTCTTGAATTAAATTAGTTGTTCCAGTGGTATCATCAGCAGCAGCATAAATTGAATCATTATGTTGTACTCCTGTAAAAGTATATGTACCATTATTATTATTTTTAATATCTATACATCTAAATTTTCTTTTTTGCAAAGAATCAGTTGAAATTCCATATACTGACTGTGATTGTGGTGCAGAGCTAAAAGCAGATGCAACAGTAATGGTTGTCCCACTTGAACTAGAAATATCTTTTGTTTCTAAAGTTCCATCAGGTAAAATACAAGTTAATTTTGGGTTTGTTCCAGTTGGTATATCAACAGTTTGATCTATTGTTACATCAGTAGTTGTCGCACTACTTACTCTTCCGCTTGTTCTTTGCCCTGCTTTCATTAAATCAGCAATAGCAAATACTTGGCCTGGTAGTACAAAAAGACCATCTAGACCAGTGGTAAAATTAACAACTTCTGCATCAAGTTCTTCAGCTTTTAGTAAATACTGTCCTTGTCTCTGTGCTTGATATTTAGAAGTGCAACCAAATGCAACTATTTCTTTTTCAACTAAACCAAACTTATCAATTAACGATTGATCTTCAACAACAATATGATCTAATTTGTAATTATTTGTTGGGTCATTATAATTTACCCTTATCCTTGACGATCTTGTTTTTACTGAAGTCCCTGAATATGAGAAAACTCCATCAATTACATTTGCATTTGTATAAAGGTGTACAGGTTCAATGTCACTACCATCTAAATTTCCATGATCCGCACCAAGATTTACGGTGTTAGATGCATAAAAAGTCATTCCTCTAAATACACTTGCAATGTATTGCAATAACTTGTATGCAGTGGTTTGGTTAGCTATGACAGTATTTATTGCAAATCTTGGTTCATCACCATCAGGGGTAGAAACAAGCTGGTTACAGTATCTTGCTATAGGGTAAAGATCAACCAAACTAATATTTTCAATACTTACAAAATCACCAGCACCATATCTTTTGTTTGTTAACATATCTAAAAAAATACAAACTGGGCACGTTGTAAAAACTAAAAGATCAGTTGCTTCACCTGTTTCATCATTTATATCTTGTAAAAAATTACCATCAAATTCACCAGTAAATATTAAGCTACCATCGTCTCTAGGTGTAGCATTTGAAAAAATTCTTACTTTTTTACCTTTTATTAGATAACTTCTAGTTGGTAGTTGTGGAAAGGCTTCACTTGAAAATTGCAAACCTACACAGGCTGTATTTTTAAAAGCTTCCTTAGAAGACCCTATTAACTGGAAAGAATTACATATTAATCTATTACCTCTTTTACCTTGCAAAGGTGTATTTTCTGGTAATTTGTTTAAATCTTGTTTTCTAATACTGTAGTCTTTTTCATTATCTGTAATTTTTACTATTTTTATAATATATGGACCATCACCTTCAAATTGTATGTTTGGGGTAATTATTTGGTAATTTGTTGTTGAAATTCCATCTATTGTTTTATCAAATCTTTCAACAAAATGATTACGACCTTCTTTAACAAATATTTTAAATCTTACTTTTGCAGAAAATAATTGACCATTAGCAATACCTTCTACAGCTTGGCTAAATAATGCAGGTATTGTAAAAATTACTCTAAATTTATCAATATCAGTTGCAGTTATCTTTTGAATAATTTGACCCCTTCCATAATCTCTTGTTTTGACTTCATTATTTGCATTAGTTGTCTCTGAATAATTTTTACCAACTTCTTTGTCTATAGTTACAATTTCTGTCCTTCTAGCCGTTTGAAAATCCTGTAAAGCCTCTTGGTTTTCGCTTCCAGTTCTAAGAAAAACATCAACGTCAGATTGGTCAAATGCAGTTTGTCCAGCAATTTTTATAGGGTTATCATTTAATAAAACAGAAGGTGATACTCTATTAGAATCTATTGGTTTTGCAAAACCCTCTATTGGTCCTTCACATAAAAGGTCTAATATTTTTATTGTAGAAATTGATCTTAGAGTCATAATTTATTTAAGCACGAATACCTTGACCATGCTCTACAACTTTAAATTCACATTGATTTTCGATTAATGAATGGTCAATAATTTTGATAAAAACTCTATAATTACTTTTTTCAGGAAAATAAGCAAAAGGTACATGGACAAGATATTCTACTTTATGTGCATTACTTGGCTGCAAAAGACCTCTTATTGTCATTTGATGTTTGCCTACAACTTCTAAAGAGCCACTTACTTTTATAATTACTTGATATGTTATAAAACCATCAATAAAAGTCGTACCGTCACGACCTACTCTATCTATAAGACCTTTAATTGAAAATGCTATTCTATAGCGTTGACCACTATGACTACCCTTTTTTTTAGCTATTACACGACCATTCAAACTATCTACAGTTATATCTACTTCATTATTATTAAAATTAAGTTTTTTTGACTTGCCTTTATAATATTTTCTTCCATTTACCACACTAACTTTTTTTTTAAAAAGTCTAGCTATTAGCCCACCAGCATCTTTTTCTCTAAATTTAAGCGGCTCTGAATTTAAAGTAAAAGTATTTCTTCCAGGTTTTCTAAAAAATTTTGCTTTGGTTGTATTTTCTGACTCAGGTTCAATTTGTGCACCTGTAATTAGACTACCAGTTAAAACTTGCCCATAAACAACAGGTATAGTTTTTCCTAAACCACTCACATTCGTTGGACCTGTGTAAGCAAAACTTTGTCTACCATCAGCACCTTTTACTAATGAACCTGGACCACCTGTAAAGGTTGTAAAAGCTCCGTCAAAGTCAATACTACCTGACGTTACATTTTGTGGTGCAAGCATTTCAGATATACCACCAAGTAATAATGCTGCACCTATTCTTGCACCAGCACCAGCTAAAGTTGTACCAAGAGCCCCTAACCCTGTACTTCCAAAAAGTGTTGTACCAAAACCTGCAAAACCACCTGTAGCAAAAATCAATGCAGCACCAAGTATTGCTCTTCCTATACTTCCACTTCCAGTTATTACAGGTGTAATTACTAAATCATGTGATCCTAAAGGTAAATTTAAATCAGATAAATTTAATTCTTGACCAACCTGCGTTACTTTATAAAAAATTCCTTGTTCATGTGAAGTTGCTAAATCTTTTACAAGTTCAGGATGGTTAATACATAAAAGTTTTATAGCTTCTGCTGGTGTTTTTAAATTATGGTAAATATGTGTTTCACCATATTTTTTACCTAAATCATCTAAAAGCAGAACTTTATTTTCCATATCTAAAAACTGCTTTTGTACTTCTTCTATAATAAACATTATAGTTTTCAATACAACTTAAAGATTTATATTTTTGATGCAAAATTCTATTATCTCCAAGAAAAATTGCACCATGCATAGGGTTATTAGTACCAAGTTTCATAATTAACATATCATTTTTAGTTCTATCATCAAAATCAACAAGTTTAAAATTATTTTTTGGTGCTTCTTTTATAAAAATACTTTCAGTAGTAATTAAATCTTTCGGTCTTTCAAAGTCTGGAATTATTATACCAAGTAATTCATAATAATCTTTAATGATGCTATAGCAATCAAACTTGCCATATAACCATTGACGACCTACTAAGGATTTATAATCTGCCATTTATCCTGTGGTATAAGGTAAACGTACCAAGGGATTTTGCTTGCTTTACAAGCTTTTATATCAGGTTCACTTGCACCACCACCTTTTGGGTGGCTATGGATAATATATTGAAATACACCTTTTGATCTAGCTTTTAAAAAATCTTTTGGGTGAATAGCAAAATTATCTTTTGGGGTATCAGATATATTTATACAAGGATAATAAATATTATTAACTACAATACCGCAAGTTTCTTTTGGTTTGCCTTTTAAAGCATGTTGTTTTGCATCTTTTAAAAAATTTTCCATTAAATTTTTACTTTTGATTCTCTATATTTTCTTTTAGGTAAACGTAAATTTGTCATATCAATTTTGCCAGTTAATTCAAAAACCACCGTATTAGGGTTTTCATTTACTATTCTATCTATATACCATCTGTCATCAGCTTCAAAAATTGCTGAAGGGTCTGCTGTTGCATTTGTTCCTGATGTAAAATTCACTGCATCAAGAAATTTTTTACAAGTTTTGATTCTTAATATTTCTGCATGCAAAGGGTTATATAAAATTACCAAAGCAGATATTGCACTATTTACATTTGAAATTTCAAATTTAGGTCTTGGTAATGTACCTTTTGTTGTTTTGTCAAAACCTGTAACTTTAACTGGTAAAGCCTCATATGTTATTCCATTAAAAACTAAGTTTGTATGTATTTCATTTGTTCCGGCATGATAATAATATGGCGCAATCGTTTGCCCATTTACATTTTTATCAAAAGTTAGTTTAAATAATTCTATTTCAGCAGAGGGTTCCAGTAGTTGAAATTCAGGGCTTAATTCTACAGATGCTGGTATTTTTAATGACTGTAAAGTCAAAGTACAGTTACCAGTTGTACCATGAAGTGCGGTAAGAGTTCCTCTATATGATTTGCCTACAACTTCGTCAGCAACTTCTTCAAATTTAAATTGGTTAGCAGAAACAACAACAACAACATAGTTATCTTCCCAAAACTGTATTTGTGAATGGTCACTGGTGAATTTAACAACATCATTATCTTTATAAGGATGGTTGTTTAAATTAATTATTATTGCATTTTCATCTTGGTCACTATCAATCTCAAAAGTAGCATTAATATCAATCATGCTTCTGCAACCTGTTCAAATGTAGCGGTAATTGTAGCTCTGTTTAAAAAAGGTATAGTTTTATTCCATTGTCGGCAAATAAATTTTTTAGACGATTCACCTGCTGGGGTGTAATTAAATTTTTCTACACCAGCCCTAGCATCAAGAAAAGTCTCTATTTCATCTGAATCTGTTTCACTTATATTTGTCCAAGTAAAATTATAAACTTTAAGATTTTGATTTATACCAAAAGTAGACCTTTGTTGATAACCATCTCCAAACTGAGCAATTCGCACGTTTGGTTCAGAATTTTTTCGTGTTCCATAACTAGGATTTACAGTTGTAGGGAAATTAGCCATTAGCTTAATAAACCTCCATCCATTTGTTGTTTTACTAATTCTTGTTGTACGGCAGCAGCAATAGCATTACCTAATATAGTAGCATTGTTGTCATCACCTTCAACTTGTCTATTACCTTTAGCATCTACATTAACCACTACGTTAGTTGAACCTCCAAGGGCATGATTTGGTGTAACCATACCAGAAACTCCTGGTGTAAACAATTCTGGACCACGTTCTCCTACAATATAGCTATTTCCTCCTTTAACAGGACCGCCATTTGCTTTAAAAAGGCTTCCTAATAAACCTTCTCCAGGAATAAATGTACCAGCAACATTACCAAAAATTCCTAAATTCAAAAATGAATTTGCCATATTATTTAATACATTTCTCAAGGCTTCATTTAAAGTTTGAGTTCCTTGAATTAATCCTTTTAAAGCATTACCCATATCTTGAGCCATGATATTACTTACTTGCCTCATAGGATCTACCAATGCTTTTGCATTATCAACAACTTTTTTTTGCAAATTTACTTGAGCCTCTAATTTATTTATAGCGTCATCATGTAAATTATTTTCAGTGCCTTTATTATCTAATTTTAATCTTTCTAAGTCATTTTGTAAGTTTGTTAATTTAAATTCCTCTTGCATTAATTGTAATTTTTCATCACTTGTATTTAATCTTTTCTCTTCAATTTCTAAAGCCTGTTGTAAAGGTAAAATTTGCTGTTCAAATTTAGCTTGATCAATAAAAGCTTGTGTTTGACTTGGTGAAGATGAGCCTTGTGGAGTGCCTGATAATAATTTTGGAATACTATCTGGCGAGCCAACTGCTTTCTTAAGATTAAAAGTAATTCTTTCGTCCAAAATCTGAGCAAAAGTTTTACCAATATCCTTACCTTGGTTTGTAGTTTGAAATATTTTTTGAGCTTCTAATTGAGATTGATTTATAATAGATTGTTGTGCTTTACTAAAATTTTTTCCTTCTTGAGCATTTAATGATTGTAATAATTTACCTTGCGTCATCCCACTCATTATGGAATCAATAAATGGAACTAAGGCTTTACCTAAAAATAAAGTTATAGCTGTTCCTAATTGATTTATCTTATTTTGAAATTCGAGCATTTTTTCAGAGTTTTCTTTCAAAATATCAGGAGTGTTACCAAATTTTTTATTAAATTCATCTAAGACTAGCTTTGCTGCTGAACCTTTTAATCCCATTTTTTCTAACTCTTTAGCCATCTTTTCTGTAGGAGTACCAATTAACCCTAATTTTCCAATTAAGTTATCTATATTCTCTTCTGGTTTACGCAATGCTTGAGTTAAATCTTCCATAGCCGAACCAATGGCGGTGCCTGCAATAGATAAAGCGAATCCAAACTGACCCATGCCTGGTATTGCGGACAACGCTCCACCTGCAATACCGCCAGCTGCACCGCCTAAAGCTGAAACAGGTCCTTGTCCGAATAACAATGGGAAACCACCACCAATGATTCCACTACCAACAGCACCTCCGATTCCTCTTCTGATACCAGCATCTATCCCACTTCTTCTAAGCTTAGCTCTTGCTAACTCGTTTTCAGCTTTTATTTCTTGTTGTATAATTCTTGATTTTGCTTCACTAAAGCTTATGCCTTCTTTGTAGGACAACCTTTCTATTCTAAAAAGTTTTTCTTTATTAGATAGTTGTTTATTAAATTGCTCTTCAACTTTTACAGCATTTTTTATAGCCACTCTATAGTGATCTGTTCCTATAGCTGCTTCATTTACTGCTTTACGAGTACGACCAAGTTCTTTTGATAAATTATTAAAATTTTTAACCGAAGCAGGAAAAGCTTGACGAACACGTTTATTAAAAATATCTATTTCTTTTTGTAATCTTTTAGTCTCTAACCTTGTTTTTTGAAGATCTTTTGCACCTTTAATTGCTAATTCTAAATTGACCCTATAATCTGCCACTTTTTATAACAATTAAAATATTTATCTTATTCTACCTCTTTTCCCTTTTAAAGCACTACTTCTTTGTGCTTCTTCTTGTTGCTTTTCAAAATCTTCATGTTCTATCTCAGCGTAAGCAGCCCAACCTATCATTTCTTCTACAGTTAAAGTTTCTGATAATTCAGCAACAGTTTTACCTAATTCCTTTGCTAGTGAAAATATAAACTTCCAATCATTATTCGCTTTTCAATTCGGCCTTAGCCTCTTTCACCCCCTTAGTCTGACCAGCTTCTATCATTGCTAATTGTATTTCCTGTAAAATATTTGCTTCAACTTCTCGCCTTAAAGATGCTTTATCACCATCTTGAAAAAGTCTGTTTCCATTTTTATCTAATGCTTTTGTAATCATTAATGCTAAAGCATAATCATTGACATCATTTTCATTTGATTTTTTTTGTATTGATTCTCTTTCAGCAATAGTTAATGGATGCCAATAGACACTAAGAATAATCTCGTCATCTTGTTTAACATCATGTTTGTAAAGTTGAGAAACTCCAAACCTGTTTTTGAGTAGGTCTACTGCTCTTGTCATATCAAAATTATATTACTCTACTATATTAAACGTTAGCGGTAAATTGGCAAGATATTACACCAACAAAATGACTTCTATCTTCAATTTCAAGCATTGTAGGACCATTTATATCTTGTACTCTTGGCTTTACACTAAAACTATCAACATAAGTAGAAGCATTTACCGAAGTTAATCCATTAATTACACTTTCAGCTATAGCAGACAAATCTTTAGTGCCTTTACTCTTTGGAACATAAATATTGCATTGAATTACACCTGAATAGTAATCAGAAGCAGCACCTTGATTTTGTAATGTTGATTGAGTGTAATTAACCATCATCATTACATATTTTTTAGTCTTACCCGAAGTCGTAAAAGTAACATTGTCATAAACCATAGAAACAGTTGGATCTGCGTCCGAAACTGCTTCTGTAACTGCCTTTTCAAATGCTGCTCTTGTTTTTACTAAAGTCATAATTAAAGTACGTCTGTGTAACCAATACCAGGAAGTGAACTACCAAAACCTGATGTTTCTTTACCAAGTAAAAATAATTTACCTTTCTTCTCTTTCATATTGTCTTTAATAATTTTTCCCATACGACCTTGAATAAAATTTTGAATTTTTCCTCCTTCTAAAGCATAAGAAGCATATTTAACTGTATTTCCAATAAAAACACTTTTTTTAATATTAAATGTTCTTTTAATTTTAAATCTAGGTTGAATTTTTGGATTTAATGGTTTAAAACCAGCGGGTTTCCAAGTATCTCCACCTTTATCAGAGGCTAATTTAATATTAGACCACGGTTTAAAATCTTTTATGTCATCTTTTGCTTTTGGAGGAGTATTTGCAACTTTCCAGCTTGATGCAAAAAATCCCGTATAAACAGGACTATGGGTTTTAGTGCCTAAACTCTTATGGGCTTTTTGTATTACAGTATTAAAATCACGATTTAATTGAGCCTCAAGATCGCCAATAGGATCACTTTTTAAAAAATCTTTAGCCATCAGAACCGCACCAATACTGTAAATAGATAAACTTGTCCCCCTCTTTTAGTATCAATATCATAAATCTGTGCTGTTTTTGTTTCTCCTGCATATGTCAACTGAATTTCATCATCTAAATCTACTTGATTATTACCAATCAAATCGGGAGTGATATATAATTTTGCCTGTCTAATCTCTTTACCTTCGTCATCTTCAGATTTAATAAATTCTATGGGTACTTTTAAATTTAAATAAGTAGTATCAATAGTAATTTGCTCAGAAGTATCAATGTTATAACTTGATCGTCCTTTTTTTACATAGTTAATCGTTGCATCTAAAGAACTACCTAAATCTGCTATTACCTGTTTAGCTACACTTTTTAGTAATGAATCTAATTGTCCTGCCATTATCCTCTAACTACCCTCATCTGAAAAGTACCTGCTCCACCAAGCATATACGCTCCAAGATAACTTTGTAACCACGGATAAACATCCATAATATTATTTACAGAACCAGTACCCTGACTTTCAGTATTATATTTAACTTGTATGTCTCCTAATTTAACTTCAGAAAAATTACCATCTTTTCCTGTTGTACCAGTAATTGCATCGGTATCATTTGCCAAAGCTCTAGCTAATTCATACTGTGCATATTTAATATTTAATGGAATTGTAGAGCAACTTAACTCAACTCTATCTACTTGATAATTTGTTCTAGGAAACTTTAATGCCTGATTTTCATCACATCTATCTCCTTGAAATACAAAAGTATCAATCCATCTTGTAGCAGCTATCAATGATCTATTTTTCTGATCATCTGTTTTATTAGTCCAAGTACTTGAATCTGGTACTGTTTCAAAATAAGTATTAGCTTCTGTCAATGTGACATAACTATTAGCAGTTTCACTTTTTATAGTTGCGTTTATAGTAGCTGCCACGATTGA